GCGATTATGCGTTTCGTGACATCTTGTCGAACATTGAGGTCTACTTCCCGTCAACGGTGTCAACAATATCGGGCTATCTTTTTGCTTCGACGCCTGTAATGCTGATGGATTTTTCAAAATGCAGAGCCGTTCCGACAATCAATAGTATTCCAAACCACGCCGAGGGCTGTGTCATCCGAGTCAAGCAGTCACTCCTTGCGGAATGGCAAGCGGCGACGAACTGGAATGCCTTAACGGGCGTAGTATGGGAGGGTGTGTGATGATTATTACTGAGCATCCGTGGAACGGACGGAATGACCGTATCAGACACGCTTCAGACAGCGGGATGATGATTGAGCAAGAACAGACTGGCAACCGCTATGTTGAGGCGATAGACATTTACCCGACAGAGTACACATATCGGGAGACGGACGAGGCTATAAGTGAGGAGGCGAGCGAATGACGTGGTATCAGTGGGCGACGTTCCTGGGTGTACCCGCCCTGCTCGTCGCGTTCGCAAAGTTTATGTGGGGTCAGATCAAGGGCGTCAGGATGGGCGTACAGGCTCTCCTGCGGGCTCAGATGATCGACGACTACAACCGATACAAGGCCAAAGGCTACGCGCCGATATATGCCCGCGAGTCCTTCGAGAATTGCTGGAAACAGTACCACAACCTCGGACTCAACGGCGTGATGGACGACCTGCACACGAAGTTCATGGCGCTGCCGACGGAACCACCGAAAGAGGGGGATAATAATGGCATACACAGCGAGTAAAGTCCTGCAGATCGCAGCCGGGGAGATCGGCTACAAGGAGAAGAAGTCAAACGCCCAGCTTGACAACAAGACGGCGAATGCCGGAAGCGCAAACTATACGAAGTACGCCCGCGACTTCGACACGAAGTTCCCGAACTGGTACAACGGCAAGAAGCAGACGGCAGCGTGGTGCGATATGTTCATCGACTGGTGCTTCCTGACGGCGTTCGGCTATAAGAAGGCGCTGGAGCTGCTCTGTCAGCCGGAACACTCCACCGGCGCAGGGTGCACGTTCTCGGCGGGCTTCTACATCAACAAGGGCCAGTTCTACAAGTCCCCGAAGCCGGGCGATCAGATCTTCTTCGGAAGCTCGGTCAAGAACTGCAACCACACCGGGCTTGTGGAGCGGGTCGACAGCTCCAACGTCTATACGATAGAGGGCAACGCCGACAATCAGGTCAAGCGCTGCACGTACAAGCTGACGGACTCGAAGATCGTCGGCTACGGTCGCCCGAAATACGACGCGGAGCCGGTAAAACCGGAACCGAAAAAGAGCGTCGAGGAGCTCGCGAGAGAGGTCATCGACGGCAAGTGGGGCGTCGGACAGGACCGCAAAGACCGTCTGACCGCTGCCGGTTATGACTACGTTACCATCCAGAAGCGCGTCAACGAGATCATCAAGGCCGGGACAAAGTGGACGCCGAAGGTGGGCGATACAGTCATCTTCAACGGCGGACGCCACTACGTCAGCGCGAACGCCTTCAACGGATCGCCGTGCAAGAACGGCAGGGCGAAGATCACGCAGATATACGAGCTCGGCAAGTCCCGCCATCCGTACCATCTCGTCGCGGATCGCGACGGCGGGTCCACCGTTTACGGCTGGGTCGACGAGGGTACGTTCATTAAATCCAATGGCTGATAATTACAAGGTCACGTTCGTCGACCGGCATGACGAAGTCAAAAAGACGCTCGTCGGGCTGTCAAAGACGGCCCTGCGGGCGTCCGGCAAGGTCGTCCGCCGATATCTCCGGCAGGAAGTCCCGCTCCGCTCAAAGCGCTTTAAGAACCACATCGCGAGCTGGGTGATGATCAACTACGCCACCGGACAGCCGACGCTCCAGATCGGCTTTTACGGCTGGCAGAAGGTCAAGTCACGCGGGAAGCAGCCGTCCAACGCCTCGCCGTGGTGGGTCGAGTTCGGCACGCAGCCGCACACGATCCAGAGCGACCGCTTTATGCGGTACAATGACAATTACTACGGCTACATCGTCAACCATCCCGGACAGTCCGCGACGCACGTCCTGCGGAACACCGTACAGGACCATATCGCGGAGATACGGCAGGCCCAGGAAGAATACCTGCAGGAAATCAATAAAACGCTCGATGAAGCCGGAATGAAGGTCGATCAGGGCGACGAGTTTGAAGACGATGATTAGTCTGACTACATTTGACCACACTTTTGACTACACTTAACCGCTAAAAACCGCAAAAAAGAGCTAAAAAACGCAAATTTTACGCCTCCGAAAAAAGTATAAAAAAGTCCCGTAACCCTATTGGTTACGGGCTTTTTGAGGTGGTGGAGACTGGCGGGCTCGAACCGCCGACCTCCTGCGTGTGAAGAATATATGCCACAGTCCCGTAATCCGTTCCCTGACAGGGATTGATGGGCGGGCGTGGGCGGTCTGACTACATTTTTGACTACATCACGTCAGTTTATTCGCCTCTTCGCGCTTGTGGGGGTCGGATAAATGGGTGTAAATCTGGAGCGTGGTCGAGAGTGTCGCGTGCCCCATCTGCTCCTTCGCCGTAAGGATATCGACGCCCGCCTCGTACATCATCGTGCAGAAGGTATGCCGGAGCATGTGAGGCGTGATGGGGTCGATGGCGAGCCCGGATCTGAAGCGCGGGTCAAAGCGGCTCTGACGGGCTATTTCCGCGCCGTGGCGCGTCGTTTTGTCACGGCGTGAAATTACATTAAGCTCCGATAAAACGCTCTCCCAGCCGCGCGTGAAGCTGCTCAGCGTCATCATACCGCCACCGGCTGCCGGGCAGACGTACTCGTCCGACCGGGGCAGCCCCGCGAGGTACTCCTTCAGGGTCCTGCCGAAGTAGACGGTGCGTATACCGCTCTTTGTTTTCGGGAGCTTGATACGCCCGTGGACGTTGTCCGGGAACTCGGCGGACTTGCTGACGGTCAGGCAGCCGTCCTCAAGGTCGACGTCGTCCCACGTCAGGGCGATGACCTCGCCGCGCCGGAGGCCCGCGTACAGCATGACCATGACGGCGGGCTTGAGCCGGATATCGTCCGGCAGCGCGTTGATCCACGCGACCTCCTCGGCGGTCAGAGCGCGGCGGGAACCGGCGGGGGCGTCCTTCGGTATGCGGACGCCGTCTGCCGGATTGAACTCCGTCGCCCTGTTCTGGATCGCGTACCCGTATATCTGATTGACGGTCTGTTTGACGAGCTCCAGCAGACGCTTTGACGCGGGCTTCCCGGTGGTCGGGTTGCAGTCGGCAAGCTCAAAGATATACTCCTGCACGGCGTAAGGCCTGAGATCCGTCAGATCCTGATTGCCGAAACGGTCGCAGAGGCGTTGCACGGTGGTCTTATACTGCGCGTAAAATTTGCCGCTGACCTCGCGCTCCTTCACGGCGAGCCAACGCTGCGCCCAGAAGCTGAAGGTCTGATCGGCGTCGACCTGATACCCTTTGCGGAGCCTGTCCCGGAACTCCGCCGCCTTAGCTTCCGCCTCGCGCTTTGTGGCTCCGTAGAAGTACCGTCGCTTCCCGTTCGCCTGAACGGTGACGAGATACCTGTCATCCTTTCTCTTTTTCATATCAGCGTTTTGATTTGACATTTACCCGGATAAGGAGTATAATGTCAGCAATTCATGAGACTACCTTTCTGCATTTTATTAATTCTCCGAAAGCCCCGGTCCGCAGCCGGGGCATTTTTTATGCCTTGCGATACAGCGCGACGGCGCGTCCGTAAATCTCAAGATGGGAACGCTCCGCGCCGGTGAAGATCATGTCCTCAAAATCGGGGTTGAGAGCGCGTAAAACGACCATTTTCTTTTCGGGGTATATGATTACCTTCTTGAGCGTAATGTCCCACTCTGCTCCGTTTTTGACGTATACGGCGGCGATCTGACCGTTTTCCACCGTGGGCTGTCGTTTTATGAATACTATGTCGCCGTCCTGATAGGTCGGCGTCATGCTGTCGCCGGAACAGCGCAGACAGACGTCGGTGGCGATATCGTCCGGAAAGCTGAACTCCTCGCCGGACTCCTGCACTGCCTCGATCGGCGTCCCGCAGGCTATCGTTCCGAGTATGCGGTACTTCTTGGACTTCGGCAGCGGAATAATGCCGGCGGGCTCTTCCCAGCCGAGCAAATACTGCGGAGTGACCGAAAGCGCGGACGCGATCTCGACAATCTTCGACCTCGGAAGGTCTCTGTCGCCGGACTCGATCTTTGCGACCGATGACTTGTCCTTATAGCCGATTTTTTGAGCAAGCTCAAGCTGCGACATGCCGAGTTCAAGTCTTTTTTCTCTGACCCTGTTTCCAAAATCTATGGTTGACATATTGAACACCTCGTTTACGATTATAAGGATTAATGGCAGATTGTCAACAAAAACCG